AGTTTATACGAGTCCCGATCAGGAGAGCGAGGTATGTTCTCTAGAGTCGCAAGTCAAAAGCAAGCTGCAAAGAACGAGCGACGAGATGCTACCTATGATTTTGGAACTAATCCATGTAGCGAGATCATCCTACGACCTAACCAATTCTGCAATCTATCGGAAGTTGTTGTCAGGTCAACCGATACGTTGTCAGACCTTAAACGAAAAGTACGTGTTGCGTCTATCCTTGGAACTCTACAGGCTACCTTAACTGACTTCCGTTACCTTCGTAAGATATGGCAGAAAAACACTGAGGAAGAAGCGTTACTAGGTGTATCACTAACAGGTATCATGGACCATCCAACCCTATCAGGAAGGAGAGATAAAGGTGTTCTCAAAACTTGGCTTACTGAACTCAAGGAAGAAGCAATTAACACTAATAAGGAATGGGCTGACAAGCTTGGTATTAATACTAGCACTGCCATTACTGCTGTTAAACCTTCCGGTACTGTTAGTCAGTTGGTTGATTCTGCATCTGGCATCCATCCTAGATATGCGGATCAGTACATTAGACGAGTTAGAGCAGATGCAAGAGACCCTCTCTGCCAAGTCCTAGAAGCCGCTGGAGTCCCCGTAGAGGACGATGTGATGTCACCCAGTACCAAGGTATTCAGCTTCCCTATAGCGTCTCCTGACGGGGCTGTGGTGGCCTCTGAGATGGGTGCTATGGAGCAACTTGAACTATGGGAGATCTATCAGGACTTCTGGTGTGAACACAAACCATCAATGACTTGTTATTATCGTGACGATGAGTTCTTAGAGGTGGGTCAGTGGTTGTACAACAAGTTCGATAAGATCAGTGGTGTGTCGTTCTTGCCATACTCAGAGCATACCTATCAACAAGCACCTTATGAGCCTATTGACTTAGAGACTTATGAGAAGTTGAAAGCAGAGTTCCCAGAGACAATCGATTGGAACATCTCTGAGAACGCTGACAACACTGAAGGATCACAGACGTTAGCTTGTACTGGTAACAACTGCGAGATCTAGTCAGTAAACAAACGGCCCCTGCCAATTTGATCTTGGATAACAGGGGTCATTCTTACAATCCTATCGATGGTTGCAATACCGGGCGTGTAGGTTTGTGTAGCTCTTAGCAGAGGGTCAACATCACCTTCTGTTAAGAGTTTACCTACACCTGTTGATGCCTTAGCCGCCGCTGATAACGGTGCAGGAGTAATACTAATAGGATCACCACCGTATTCTTGAGCGCGTATGTTAACAATACCACTAGTCATGTTAGATGCCAACTGATTCATCGTTGCACTAGCAATACCTTCAGGAGTCATAACATCTTCAAGGTACTTATCGTTAGTAAAGTCCATTGTCTTTCGAGCATCATCCCAGATGCCTGCAATGACACCAAACAACGCAGTGTACTTAGCACTGTTCATCATCGCAGCCTTCGCCGCTTCAACGCCTTCCTTACTGTTGATGCCTTTCTCTCGAACCTTCATGATGTTAAGACCTACTTCAGTTCGTAGGTTGTTAGCTTGTCTGTTCATGTATGACAACATGCTGTACATGACGCGGAAGTTAGGGTTATCATTGTAAGCTCTAGGCATGGCACTGGCACTAACTGGTTGCCACTTATTCAGTGACGCTCCAGCAAAGTTAGTTACCCAACCGCTAGTCAGATCTTCTTTTTTCAAAGCCTCTACTGTTTTGGTAAACTCAGAGTCAGACAGTCCACGCATACCGGGATGCTTACGTAGCTTATCAAGAGACTTTTCATCACCCTTCTTTGCTAGTGTCACACCTCTGCGTATAGAAGTGTTAGTAAGTATTTCCTGACCCATACGGTTAACTGTCCGCACACCTGACAGGTTGTATGCGGCTTCACTTACCTTATCTACCGTGCGTCCAAACTTCTCAGGAAGCTTAGCATACCTTGCTGTGTCCAAAGAATCATCTAGTGTTTTCTTGGCAGCATTCTGTACTTCACCCATGTAACTGCTCAAGCCTAGCTGTTTGTTAGAGATCCACTTCCGTCCCTCAGTAGCTCCAAACTCTTTGTTGAATGTAGCAAGAACAGCTTTAGGTAATGTTTGCAAGAAAGGAATAATACCGTTTTGATAAACAGGAGAAGTAAAACCTTCAATAATGTTAAGCACTGCGTTCATTGGGTTAGCCAGCAGAGCGGCAGAAATACCACGTCGAGCAACAGCACCAACTGCATCGCCACCAGTCTTTGAAGCTATCAACACACTACGCAGTGCATCACGTAGGTTGTCAGCCACAGCAGACGGATCAGATACGTTACCCTGTTTTGCCGCTTGCTTTCTAGTTTCGTCTCTAACCTTCTTTATAACAAACTCTAAGCGAGACATGGGCTTGTCAGTATCAACAATCAACTTACGCGCTTCGTCTGCATACTTAGACATATCAAGATTAAAACGTTTAGCTACAGCGTTAGCTACAGCCACATCTTTAGCCATAGTTCTAAGAGAGTTTGTAGGGGTGTCGTAGTCAGATATTTTTGTTGTGCCTGATGTGCCTGCTATGTTGGTAGTAGGAAAGTAATCATCTGCTTTGTCAAAAGGAACAAAGTCAAGCTCACGCAGAACTTTAGACTCCACCTCTAGCATGTCAACAAGTTGTTTCTCTTCAGGTGTCTGAGCAAACTTTCTTGCCTGACCAAAGGTTACTCTATTCCCTTCATCGATGTTTTTGTTCATCCGCAAGAAGAAACTTTTGAGAGTAGGGTTGCCTTCAAGCATCTCTGAGAATCTGCTGAACTCTTCGCCGTCAAAGATCTCATCAACTTTGGCGTACTCTGTTCGAGCCATTGTCTCAGCATCTTCAACAAGACGAGCAGCTCTGATACCTACATTCTTTTCAATCCACTCACGAGTACCTAAGAACAACGCACCACGTATTCTGCTACCTTCTTTAGGGTTTTCATGAATGCTATCAGGAGCAAGATCATCATCAACAACAGAGGTAGATTTACGTTGGTGTGTACTAGGGTCTAAATCACCTGTACCTGAAGAGGCGCGACCACGATTAACAAAACCTTCTGCGCCGCCGATGTCAACAACAGCATCTTCTCTCTCAACAACTTTTCGAAGAGGCTGTTCTGTTATCTCGTCTGCACCTCTGGTTAAAAAACGACCAGCTACGCCACCTAAAGCACCTCCTACTCCAGCACCAATAGCTGCACTTTCCAGTCTCTCTTCACCTTCACCTGACAAGAAGCCATAAGCGGCACCTTCAGCGGCACCTAAACCAGCGGCTTGTGCAGTTCTTGTTGCTCGTGACGCACCTTGACTGAGTTTTGCAAGAGCCGCTCCGGGTATAAACAGACTTGCTGCTAGTCCTGCAACGTCTAACGCTCCAGACATGTAAGGGTTGTCTTCTTCAAAAGCTCTTAACTGCTTTCGAGAAGTTGTTATAGCATCAGTCCAGTTTTCAGCTTCGCCTGTTAACAAACGTACAGTAGCGTCTAGTTCATCACCAGCACCCACAGCAGACTCAACAAAGTCTACAATCCCTGCTCTAACAGAACTGTACTCTTCAACCTCTGCTTCTTCAGGCTCACGCTCATACCAAGGAACGTATGCAGAATCAGGAACAGACTCACCAGCACCGTATTCGTACCATTCTTTAGCCATGATTTACCTCTGAGTGTACACAAAAGGAACCGCTGTAGAAGATCTTTTAGTTTCTGATTCTTCAGTTTTTTCTACAAAGTCAACATCTTGTGGCAAGCTGTACTTATCAACCAAAGCAATAATTTGTTTAGGAGGTACACCTATTCTTTTTAAACTATTACGTACATACTGCGGGCTGTTTCCTCTAGCAAGAGCATTAGAAGTCATACCATCGTAGTCTTCTGGTCCTTTTAGAGGACGTATCTTAGGAGTCTCTTTATTTGTTTCTTGTTCTGGAACATCTTCACCACGAAAAGAAGCTAACTGTGCTTTTGTAGCACTTAACTCAGCACTATGAGCAGCATTTAGTTTACCTTGCTCTTCTACCGCAGCTTTCTTTTGAATGTCTTGCTTTCTTGCAGGAGTCAACTCGTCAAACTCTCGACCATAATCCCGTATAGCAAGTGTATTCTGCGTTGCTATAATATCGTTTCTATTAGGAGTTCCCGGACCGCTGGCTACAAGATCAGCAATGTCACTTTCAAGACCAGCAATGGTTCTTTGTTCACGACCCACTTCGCTTATAACATATCTATTTATAAGATCTTCAGCTTCGTCAATTAAGTTAGCTGCTTTCTTTCTGGCAAGTGTGTTAGTCCAAGTACCGTTAGTTCTATAGCGCTCTTGTTCAGCTTCTGCCGCAGATAGCTTATCTTCTACGATACCTGCTATTGCTTCAGGAACACCTTCTAACCTGTCTCTAACAGGCTGTACTTCACCTGCTACATTATAGCCTCGCTCTTCAGTACGACGGTCTCTTTCTTTCTTATCTAAAATAAACTGTTGTTGAACAGCAGAAAATCTCTTAATAGCCTCAGCGTTTTCTTCGTCACCTGCTATCATTTTATTTGTAGTGGCTTCTAAAGCATCTAGATCTTTTATCTGAAACAATGTCTGAGAATACTGCCGTGTTTGTGCATCACGTCGAGCAACATCTTCTGCTTTGTTTAGCTGCCTAGCTTCAACAATAACGTCTTCAAACATACCATCAAACTGAGTAAGATCTATGTTAGGATTAGCCTGTTGTATCTTAGACATCTCCTGTTTCATTCTAGCTATGGTAGTTTGTTTGTCTTCATCCAATAGCTGTCTGTTTCTTTGCACAGCGAGAGCAGCATTTTTAAGATTGTTCAGCTCTGTCTTAGCGTTAATAGTTTTTTGAGTTTGTTTTTGTGTACGTACAACACCACCGATACGGCCTAACGAACTTCTAATTTCTTCAGCCATGTCAGGATTTTGTTGCATTAGTTGTCGATAAGAACCTACAGCCTCTTGATAAACTTCTGGATCTAGTTCACCAGCGATAGCTTGTTGTTCTAAAGCAAACAAACCAGAAGTTACTTTAGCTTGTCTTTGTTTTTTACGCTGCTCCGCAGGAGCTGTACCAATACCGTACAAAGCTTTACCAAATTCTGGATTAGCTAGTCTTGCTAATAGCCCTGAATCTATCGCCATTTTAACCCCCTCCAAATAAATCAGTGAAGTTGTAGTCAGTACCACCACTTAGTGCGCCTGCTAGGAGACCAGCACCGATGTTACCAGCAAGGTTAGCTTGACCAAGACCTGATGCCAACATTGCGTTGATGCCAGAAGCAGTCGATTCACCAAACAAACCAGCACCGTACAACTGAGCTTGTTGTTGCTGTGCCGCCGCAGTTTGACCGGGAGCAAGTCCAGCAATAAGTTGTTGTTGTGGTAAGTAACTAGCGCCGAAGTACTGTTGACCCAATGCTGCCTGCTGTGCTTGTTCAGCCTGAGCTTGTTGAGTAGCTCTGAAGTAAGCGTTATTCATAGCTTCTTGTTGTGCTTTGTTCAGTTCAAACGCTTCAGGAGCCATACCACCAAACATATTACTACGAACACCTAAGCGTCCCTGAGCAGCCATACGTTCTTCTTGAGCCAAACGCTGACGTTGCATTGGATCTTCCATTGCAGAATACATTTCGCTAAAGATGTTAGCAGTACGAGCAGCAGGGTCAACCATTGCTTGATTGTAGAAGTCTGTAGCGCCGCCCATAAGCTGAGTACGCATTGCTTGCTCTTCAGGAGAAAACGCCATTGTTGAACCTTCTGGTCCAGCAGTAAACGTACCGCCTGTGCCTGTAGTAACTGTATACGGCGTAAACGCAGTCTGTGTTAACTGTGTTTGAGCTAACGTATCTGCCGCTGTCTGAGCATCTTGTCCTATTTGACCAATATCTTGATAGGCATCGTATAAGAAACCTGCACCTACCAGTCCTTCCAGTAAACCTTCTGGCATTTTAACTCTCCCTTAAACCGTTTTGCCTAACAAGGCTTGTACGTTAATTTCTTGTAACGATAAATCATAACCGTTAATGTCTGCTTCTAAACCTATCACTATAGTTGTCCCGCTACCTGTTGCATTAAGACTACGTTGACTTGTTAACTTACCTTTAGTAAACTCTGACAAAGGATCTGACTCATCTCCGGGATCATCCCCGTGAAACTCGTTAATACCAAAGTAAGCTGGTATTTGGTTGCCTACTGTAAACTCTGTTGTTTTATACAATGTTTCAAAGTCATAAGCAAAGCGCATGTATACTGTAGAGTTATTAGCACCTGCTAATGTAGGCTTAATCTTTTTAAGAAACTTGAGACGTACAGGATCACCGAATGTCAAACTAGGACTAAAATATCTAAAACGATAAGAGCTACCGTTATCAGAGTAACCAGTATATTCGCTAATACCTGCTGAAGATCCAACGTAAAGCTTACCGTTATTAAGTCTTTCGTAAGATGTAAAGACTGAGCCGGGCCACCGTGTTACTCTAAGAGATCCATCCTCTAGTGCGCCTCTAAGATCAAAACAAAATGTTGTTTCTTGTCCTGTAAAAGTGAGCAGGTAAAAGTTTTCTTCAGGGCTGTAAATAGTTCTAAAAAACTCTGTCTCGTTCTGAATCAATGCGATAATGTCTTTAGTAATAGTCTTAGACAACGTGCTCAAAGGCATTGACTTTTCACGAATAGTTCTACCAAAACTACGAAGCCCTGTGTGTGACAAGAACAATACGTCTGTGCCTGTATGTTGTATTGTATCTCTATCAACACAACCAACACCCGCTACTGTATCCATTAGAGTCATTGTTGACGGAGCTTCTGCGCCTTGGTATACAACAATACTGTGTTGTCCAAAGATAATAAGTAATCCGTTATGTGCCGCTAGTGCAACAATCTCATCGTAACCATCAGGCCAGACTTTAGAAATATCAACACTGCCGCTAGTACCGCCTGTCCAGTTGTGACCAATTAACAGATCAGACCAGTACACTACAGACTTTTCATTTGTAATATCAGCACACCAAAGACGACCATAAGCAGCAAGAACTTCGTTAGCTTTTGGAATATCTGCTACTGCTGACGCTCCAGTAATAGCACTCATTTTTAGTAAGTCTTCGTTAGTACCTTGGTCAACAAGATCAATGCTATCGTATACTAAAGGTTCGTAACCGCGTTGAAAAAAATAAATTCTGTCGTTAAAGTCAACCATCTTCCAGTTGTCGGTAGTAATAGTATAACCACCAGAAACTAATGATGCTGACTCATCAACTAACGTAGTTGTGCCGCTGATGATTTTGTTGTTACCAACAGAAAAGATTTTGTTGTTGCCTTCGTTATCTCTGAACTCTCTAATAGCACGTATAGAGCTACTACCAAGAACTGTTTTTGTTGTGGTAATAACGTCATAACCTTTACGCGCTGCAATACGACCACGCTTGTCAATGACTGCGTTATCTGCAATCTCAGCAAACGACGGGTCTTGCGCCAAAGGAGAGTCTTCGGTGTTAATTCCTTTGAAGGCTGGCGCTACAAGATTGATACTGCGTAGTTCTTGAGCCATATTAAATAGTCCTAAATACCATCTCTTCAGGATGTTTTGCTGCGTCAATAGCAATAGCGTCTGATAGGTACTTATCAGCAATAGCAAAGTACTCAGCAGTAGAAGTTCCACCTGTTTCTCCTCGCTCACGAGCTAACAAAGCAACAGCAAGATGTATTACAGGCTTTGAAGGAACAAGCAAGCTATCACCATTTGCACTTAACTCATCCTGTCTTTTGATAACATCAAATCTAAGAGTCTGGGCTTCAGTTGGTCGAGGGCTTACAAGTACTTGCGTGTCCCCGTTACCATCTAAACCATCAAAGGTATAGTACTTGGGAGCGCCTTCTGTTATGTCGTTAAGATACAACTGCTCGTTAAACCAATCTTTTGTTTGATAAGCTAAGTAACAGTTTTCAGTGTCATTCAAAGCTGACATTACTTTGACGTTGTCGCCACAGCCAGTTAGTGAATATTGATTATTGTTAGAAGCAGTCGGAAAACTTATAGTTCTACGCAGTGCAGACCAGTCAGTTGATTCTTCAACAATAGTTTTAGCATCATTGATAAAGTCACCAGCCATTTTAGAGTAAGTGGTTTCATTAACACTTGTTACTTCTTCTTCACGCAAACGGCGCAGCACGTTGTTCATTATGTTTAGGTATGTCATTATGATAATAACCTTGCAAATAAACTGTTTAAAGCAGTGTAAGAATTTATAGTAGGCGTAGCCAAAGGAACAGGACTAGTTACTAAGCCGGGAAGTGCTACAGTTTGATATCCAGTACCAGCCATAAAATCTTGAGATTTCTTTTTACCTGTTAGCATTCCATCGCCAACACCGTTACCGCTACCATCACCGTCACCTGTACCGTCGCCAGTACCAGTACCATCGCCAGTACCATCACCGCCACCGTTTCCACCAGTAGCTGTATCGTCATTACCACCGCCGCCAGCAGGAGGCTGAGGAGGTTGTGTAATAACTACAGGATCGTCTTTTACTGGACCACCTACTGATGGTAAAGGCGTAACAACAATATTAGGACCAGACGGTGAAGGATAAACCGTTTCTTCTTGTTCATCAGACACATAACCAGACTCTGGATAAGTTCCGGGAGTAGTAGTATCTACATGTCCGGGTACACGGTCGGGAGGTATAATATCAGGTAACCCAACAACTCTAACATTACCGTCTTCATCAACCTCGTAATAATCAGGAATACCTATTACTCCTTCAGGCATTTCAGGAGGAGTGTATCCAGCATCATCAGCTATGTCACCGTATGTGTCTAGTTGATCAATTGTTTCTTGTGTTTCTTCTTCTGTAGGTTCAGTAGATTCAGAAGGATCTCCCTCAACAGAACTACCGCCGCCGCCTTCTTCGTCTTCAACTTCAGGATCACCTAACAAAGGAGGCAATGTAATTAAAGTAGGATCAATAATTGTAGTAACTGTACCGTCATCTTCAAAGACAGTTTCTACAGGGGACTGAGTGGTATCTTCATCTATCTGACCGGGATCACCTAAAACTATATCTTGTTGTTCTAACCATTGGTCAAAACCGCCAGCTTCAGCAATTTGTTCAGCAACTTCTCTAAGCTGTTCAGGCACAGCAGTAGGGCCAAAGTCACCTCTGATTGCTTCAATAACCTCAGCAGATACACCTTCAGGTATGCCCTGCTCACCAATGATAGTGTCCATCAGAATTTGAAAGATAGAATCTTCTATACCAAGATCTTCTGTTGGTCCAATATCATCTTCAGGCATTATAGGATCATTAAGACCTATATTTGCTGGATCGTCTCTAGTTAAACCACGTTCAAAAGGAGTAGGAGGAACAAACGTATCGTTAAAACCATCAGGTCCGGGATTGTATACCGTTAGCATACCGCCTCGACCATCGTCGATAAATCTAAAGTCATCACTAACTGGGGCGTTACCCCTTCCAATAATTGGCATGTTATTTTCTCCAGTTAGCCAGACCACGTAGGCCAAACGATGCAGCTACAGCAGCACCAAGGAAACCTTTGTACCACTCAGGCATAGCTTCTAAAGCAGAAAATCCGTCCATAACAATAGGAACCATACTAGGAAAAAACGCTAGTACACACGGTATTGAAAACAACAGCGTGAACCATTCGTCTTTCCAAGAGTTGGCTGCGTTGTTAGCATGGATGTTTTCCCAGTTACCGTCCTGCTGTATAGCTACCATCTTAGCTTCATGGACAGCTTTCTTCTCTTCAGCTTTACGTTGGAAGTAACCACCAACAAGATCTGCTACTGGGCCAATGAGAGATTGTATCATCGTATGTACTCAGCAAACACAATAGCACCAAGGATAAACGGATACAAAGCATAAACAGCCTGCCGATTACTAGCGATGTCCTTGGTAGCTGAATCAAGCTGACGTTGGATCATCTCATAACGAACAAGACATTCCTTCTCATGTCCTTCTAAACGTGCTAATAATTCTTCTGTTCTACTCATCCTTTAATTTCCTTTACCACTACTGAAAGTAAACCAAAACTAATTACTGAAAGTACCACAGCAAATAAACTTAAAATCATGTTTTCTTTTAGTTCTTGTTGTCTGTAAACAGTATCCTGCCTTTTTTGTACTATTTTTCTTTTTAACTCACGAAACTCTCGCAAGCCGTCGTCACCGTAGGCGTACCGAATCATTAACATGATCTCTTTCTGTTGCTCTTGTATCTTCTTCTTACGTGCAAAAGCTTTTACTGCTTCGGCTTCTACACTCTTACTAAAAACTACTTTTCTAAACGGTGATACTTTGTTTGCTTTCTGCTCCTGATAAAGAACATCGCTAGCATGTCCGTACCAAGACGCTATCTGCCCCATTGTATCTTCTACTGAGCGTCCAGCCTGAACCATCCCCTGCACCATGGCAAAAGCTTTGGTTGCCCCAGCAATAGCGGTTACGGGGTCGATCATAACTTATCAAGCTTAGCTTCAATCCTATTTAGACGTACTGCTTGATCGTCCATAATTAAAACTCTGGGTTCCATGTGCTAATCGCCACACGCTTCCAAGTGTTTGTTGCTACGCATACGTAGATGTATGTACTACTAAAGTGTAAGTCACCAGCAGTTCCAGAATCAGTAGGGTTTATTTCTGAGCCTATTGTGATTCTTATGTTAGGCAGTACAGAAGTTCCTGTAGTAGTTAAATCAGCAAAGCTTGCGTTTCTGCTAGAGTCAACTATTTCATTTGAGCCTATTCTAAATTGCGTTGCTGCTATGTAGTTACTAGTATTTACTTTACCAACACTAGTTACAGTAAAAGCATTAGAAGTTCCTGCGGTAAAACTATCACATTCTAATGTAGTAAAGTCTCCAGTAGAACTAAGAATGGTTTTATTACTGACGTTTTGAGTACCAGCTTTAGTTAAAATAACTCCTGCATTTGTTCCTGCATTAGCTAATAAGTTTATATCTGATGCGCCAACAGTTACACCATCAAGAATGTTAAGCTCCGCAGTAGTAGCCGTAACGCCATCTAAAATGTTAAGCTCTGTTGCAGTAGAAGTAACACCGTCTAAAATATTAAGTTCAGCCGCAGTAGAAGTTACTGTTGTACCGCCAAGGCTAAACGTAGTTACTGTCGCAGTAGGAATAGTAACTGTCCCAGTAAACGTAGGACTAGCAGTGTCTGCCTTGGTAGCAATAGCTTCTGCAATATCATCAAATTCTGTTTCAAACTCAGAACCTCTAATTATCTTACCAGCATCACCAGAAGTTAATGTGTCTTTTGCTGCAAAGTCTGTAGTCTTAGTATAGTTACTCATAGCCAAACCCTTGATGGTGAGTTAGGTGTTACGCCGTGTGAAGTATCGAGAGCCTCTACAGTCTCACGTACAGCATCTCCTACGAGTCTGATGTTAACGTGCCAGCCTGCCATCGCTTGCATCTCAGGGTACTCGTTGCCCTCGTCGTCAGTCAGCATAGTCCCTGTTGGCTCGTGCAGTGTGCCTACAACGTCGATAGCGTAGTCATGGCTATGAGCCACCATGTAGGGATCACCGTCCTCTACCTGTGTTTCTACGCCTTCGTCGTCCACGTTAGTTACGTAGTCCTGTTGATAGAAGTTAGCCAGTACCGTAGGCATATCTGACTCAGCATTTAGCTTTAGGTAGAAGTCACGCTTTAATGCGTCTTCAATTACTTCTTCGATTACTTCTTCTGTCATGATGATAAGTCCTCTAGCTGTGCGTTAGTCAGCCTACGTGGGTAATATTTGAATGACTTAATGTGGAATCTGCCTGCGTTTCCTGCGCTTGTTGAAGAGCCTAGTGACAAGCGGTTTCGTTTATTCAAAGGCACCAGCGTTCCTGACGTATCGGTCACTGCTGTGTCGCCGTCGTCAGAAGCAGCGAAATCATCCTCAGCAAAAGCAAATGTTACTTTTTTGCTTACAGGGTTTTCTGTCAGAGTTTCTAAAGAAAGCCCAGCAGACTGAACATTATTTGCTCTGACCTCTGCCGACATTGCAGGGCCGCCTTCTGAAATATAAACATTGATTCTGTCTACTACGCTAACCGTACTGCCGATGTGAAACAAAGATCTAAATGCAGAGCCGTTAGAAGCATAAGTAGATAGAACGTCTATTAGAAGAGATCCTTTTTTATGGTTATATCCAAACGATGATAAGTCTATATTTGCAACATCTTGAGATCTGGTCGTAGTGCTACCCGTGGTTTCTATGAAGCTCGTGCTAAATGCGCCAGCCTCAAGCTGTGCTCCCCAGATTAAACTACGGCCTATTGCCTTGATTACTACTCCCCCTGAGCCTTCAGCCCCTAAAGGATAAACCCTAACTGAAGTACAGCCAGCAGGCGTAGTAAACGTATGGGATTGTCGATGCCAACCATCTATACCGCCACTGCTAGGAATGCTGTAAACAGTGCGCTCGATAAATGCACTGTTGCTTTCGTCATAAAAAGCATAAACACTTTGTGTTGCCACTTGAGACGATGCTCTTTTAACATACCAGCTAAAAGTGTACTCAGTAGATGCCGTAACTGTTATTGAGTCGTACAAAGACCCACTACTGTTAACTTCGTACTGCACTGCTGTGTTAGTGCCGTCAGGGGCTATACCAGAATTGGGCGTTTGAAAATCTCCAGAAGCCTTAGTCCAACCTGAGCTAAAGTCACTATATGGAATTAGGTTACTTCTAGACTCTTCTACAAGCAGTCCAAGCCTGTTGCCTAATACGTCGTACTCTACACGGGGCACGCCTTCTGGATGCTCGAACAGCGTTAGGGTGCCATCTGACTCATCAAAGGTAACTTCTTTGATTGACACGTTGTCTACAAAAAAAGAAGCGTCATTGTTTACTCCTCTTTCCCGCAGTCTAAGTTGGTGTTCGGTTGCTGTAGCCACAAAGTTGTACTGAATTAACTTCCAATCAGTATCGCTACTAGTAATAAAAGTTTGAGAGTTGTTTTCAACAACGCCTAAAATCTCTATTGATCCAGTGTCTCCGCTATTGTATTTACTAAAAGCAGTTAGACGGTAAACACGGCCTACAACAGTGGTAAAGTCTTGTACTGCTCTACCTGTGGCTCCTGTAGATGTAAACAATCCAGAGTTAGAGCCTTCATAAGGATCAGAGCTGTCTGTGACAAGAGTGCAGTTAGTTAGGCTGTAGCCCGTTGCGTCACTTTCGAACGTGCCGTTTGTAACAAGCTCAGTCCCATAGCTAACAGGGCGCAAGGTATAACCTTCGGATGCTCTGGTAAAATCTAATAAGTCTTCGTAGTTGTTATACGTCTTAGTCATTACTCACTCCAGTCATTAACAACAAACGAATTAGTACCAGTGCCTTCAAAGGTTAGGCTCAGGGATGGCTCTAGCGATGGATTGGTTGCCTCTACAATGCCGTCGTCACCTAAGTCTTTGTCCCATACACGGAACTCTGAGATGGTTCCCATGTAGTCATAGGCTAGATTCAAGTCAGTGCTAGAGAGATCAGGGAGAGCCGTTGGGGTTGTGTCAGCCGTTAGTGCTACACCGTTGGTTGCGCCGTTGATAAAGGTTGAGCCGTGACGTGATGCTATGTTGTAGGGGACTAGGATGCCTGAACTTAAATATGAACCATTGCTAACAACTACATCAACGTCATTACTTTCTTCTTGCAAAAAGTCTATGCGGCCAGTTCCTTGATCTGTCCTAATCCTCGCAAATATATAATTGTCACCATCCTCTCGCCATCGAAAGAACTGCGTTTGTGTTGTAGTGTCCTCATCAGCATAGCTAATCCTACCTTCAATGCCGATAGAGACAGACAGGGGGTTTATCTCGCGGACGCTGATGTTGTCTACTGAGCCTGTGGTTCCGCTAAGGCCCATTATCTGAACATTGTCTGTTGCCGTAGCAACTATGTAGGCTTCGTGTGATCCTGTAGTGTCAAAATAAACAGGGGTAGTTCCGCCTAGTTTTACGCCAAACTTCCCTGCTGTTAAAGAGGTAACATCCAAGCTAATCGCGTATACGTTTCCGCTAGTTATACCAATGTTGGTTTGTCGTGCTAATTCACCTGTTGTTGTCCCGTCTGTACTTAATACGCCACTACCAATAGAAACACCGCTTTGTAAGTTCCAATCACTTGTGTCTGCAAAATCTCCATTGTCTACCAGCTCAGAACCTATGTACTGCGGCTCAGGCCAAGGTAGGTTGGCTGACGGGATAGTGAAGGTTTCTGCGGCGCGTGTGACTGATGTTGTGTTAACCGTAGGTATATAAGAGGACGGGGTAGCTCCTTCTTCTATCTGCATACCGTAAAACAAAACGCCTTTTGAAGTATCACCAGCAAAAGAACTTGTAGTACCGTCAAGACTTTGCAGAATAGCATTTGTGTTTCCGCGAAGTCCAGTTGCGTCGGATGTAGCTGTTACAGAAAGCCTGTACCAGCCGTTGCCTATCTCTTGGATGGTTGATTCGCTGGGAGATGCAGTAGTTACATTCTCAAGATCAAAATTGATTCGCACTGCGGATGGAAAGTTAACACCCGTAAAACCAAACTTAGCATTTCTGCCACCGATAGACTTTACAAATACGCTACAAGTGTACGTTTTGCCTGTAGTAATAACAGACTGTGCCATAAGTACGGTATGTTCACCCGTTGCTGTAGTCTCTAGCATTTTAACAGCATCATCACTGCCGTCTGGAGCAGTCCCGCCATTAGCACTTAAGGTACTGTTCTGCGTGCCGTTAGTGTGCATTGAGTCATTATTGTCGTAGAGATTAGTCCTAGCCTCAGACTCCGCAAGCAGGCCTTCATTTACCCATGCGTTGCCGTTGTAAACGTGGTGGCCTATACGGGGTAGGTAAGCAATAACATTGTCTGTTGGCACGTAGTCAGCGTCATGCCCTGTTTTATCAGGATTATCTACCATGCCGCCTAAGTCAGAGCGGTACTGTCTCACCTTACGAATGGCAATTGCAGATGTTCCGTCGCCTGTGTAGCTATAGCCGCCAATACCAGACGTTGCGGAATTTTGCATATGTATCTGCCATGTGAACGCGCCACTAACAACAACAGAGGCTTTAAGTAAGTAGTAGCCACTACCAACATTTGTAATGGATACGTCAGTAAACGAGGTGCCAGAGTCTTCTATTGTTCCGTTGACTAGATTAAATATAGGGTACTTGTTTGCACCACCTTCGCCAAAGCCTCTGAAGGATACGAAGCGCGTACCAGACTCAAGTTTAACTTCGCAGGCTAGTGTGTACTTTTCTCCGACGACTGGAGCATAGCCACTTTGAATAGAGTGTGAGTCTGTAGAGGTATCTTCTGTAAGAACAGTTGAGGTGCGTGTTGCTCCTGTAGGAGTACCAAGCCCAGTTAAGTCATCAGAGTCGTCAATCAGATTATGCGGTGCCCACTTGAGTACAGGCATTTCGCGTACTGATACGTTGTCTATGGATACAAAAGCACCATTCGTGCTAGTGTTACAAATTATACGGACGGTGCTGTTGCTGGACGTTGCCGTAAAAACTAACTCGACATTACCGTTAGAGTTTCCAAGCGTGATATTTTCAGCCGCCAAGTCTCCATTAAAATTGCCGCTTGTGCCGTCATTTGCCGACGTTCTTATGCCTCTGCCCGTTGCATCTGCATTTATATAATCGTATGAGACTATATATGTTTTGCCCGATACAGTGCTTAGTGTCTGCTCTATATATTCAGTTGTGGCATTGTCGATTGGGATAGTAACAACACCACGATTTACTACTGGGTTGCCGTCTGTGTCCCAGCCTGTCGTACCATCAGAGAAATCACCATTGGTAACAAGCTCTGGGCCGTAGCCGTCTGTCATCACAGCGTTACCTGAGCGAGCGTGGGTTATGGCGCTGGCAAAAGTAGAGCCAGAATTATTAGTTCTGTATTCGTTGTCTACAAAGTCGAAGGCTAATTCAGGTTCTTGTGAACCTACAGCGTATTGAGACAAAGCCCGTCGAACAGACGAGCCTAGCCTATTGACTACCGAGCCAAACATCAGTCCATCTCCGAAACGTAGGCTGTTCCTGTAGTTCCGTCAGTGATGAAACTGATTGTGTCTCCGTCAAAAGTGTGAATGTACTCTACCGTGTTGGCAGGCATGTAGAAGTCGCTAGTAGTAGCAGTACCAGAGACACTAACGTGTACGTCTGTTGTGGCTACAATTCGTGCTACTCGCTGTGAAACAGCAGTGGAAGATGCAGCAGTGCCTGATACGGATACTGTCTGAGCAGCTCCGGGTCGAAGACATTGAATAGGTGCTGCGCCTGAATCTCTTGCTAAACGTGACATGGATGTTCTCCTGAGTCAGAAAGTGAAAAGGCCCCCGAAGGGGCCGTACAGATATTACTCTGCTAGTGCAAGTACAAAGCCAGCTTCTGGACGGTACACCTGAACACCGTAGAGAGTGTCAGCAGTGTACAGAGTCGAGAGGTACTCTTGCTTGTACTGAGTCTGTGAACGTACAGCCATCTGCTCTGCCATTACAATAGCGTCTTTGTGGAACAACAGTCCCGCACGTACACCTGAAGTAATGGTTGCACAGTTAGATGAAACGTATACGTCTACACCGTAAAGGTTGCCGATAAGACCAGACTGAACCGCTTGACCGCTTACGAAATCAGCAGACGAGAATCGATCTTCGCCCATGATCTCGTTACGAGCAGAAGGTGGGATAACAAGACAACGTCCATCCATAGGTACGTCGTTGTCATCTAGCTTCTGAATCATGTCACGGAAGAAATCATCAGTAAAGATATCTTCTGCAGCAACAAGAGTGTCAGAACTTTCAAAAGCAGAAGTAGTACCGTTGTCGTTAAAGAACGTAGCACTGTGCTCGTAGTCTGCTCGTACAGGTGCAAGATCCAAAGTTCCATCACCAAAACCTGTAGCAGTAGCGTGGAGGTCATTGTCTACCTTAAGTGAAAGAGCATAACCAGCGTCTTCAGTGTAGAACTGACGGAGGCTGTTAAGAGCCTGTACTTCAGTAATGTCTTCGATCAAACGTGAGTACTCGAAGTGACGATCAATTAAGATTTGCAACTCAGTGTTGCTTGTCTGCTGAAGCACAACAGTATCTGCTGGGTCTTTTGCAGTAGCTGCGCCACGAGTAGGCTTAGGGATGTGGATTACATCACCTTTCTTGCCAGTCATAGAAATACGCTTGACAAGAGGAGCCATCTTAAGGTTCTTCTGGTAAGCAGCAATAATCTCGTCACTCCAGATTTCTGGAATGAAAGTACCTGCATTTAACTTAGTAACTGTGTTACCAGTAGAGGGAGTAAAGTTAGCCATGTTAATCTCCTAATAGATTATTTGACGCGACCCTCCGCATACGCTGCCATGATTTCATCGGCTAATGCTGTATAGCGGTCTGGGTCAGTTCTCATTAGTTTAATAATGTCGGCCCTTCGATATACTTTTTTACGTCCCCCTTCAGCACTGCCTCTGGCGTTGCCTGTATTAGCTGCCTTAAGTTGTTGCTTACGCTCTTGTTTTTCAACATTAGCGGTCTGTTGTACTACTTGCTTCCGTTCTTTCCAGAGTGAGAAGAGTTCGTCAGCAGAGTCAGCATCATACTGTTGGTCAGCGGCTACAAACAATTGAGTCCTAATCTTAGAAGCTTTAATCCACTCAGCAAACTTAGGATCGTTTAAGATCTCTTTCATGTCTGGATGTTTGGTATTAAGAGTAGCCAGAGCAGCTTGTTGCTTATACTGCGCTGAATACTGTTCAGCTTCTTTAATTTTAGGATGATTCTCAATCGCCCTATTGACAGCACCTTGCGGGTCTGTAAAATAATCTATATCTTCTTCAGGCTCAACATGTTGTGGTTGAGGTGCTGATTGTGTTTGACTACTAATGTAATCATCCACGACTTTACGAAGTTCTCCTACTTCAGATGACTGACGACCTAGTAGCTTTTCAGCTTCTTGGTGCATCTGTACAACTTCTTCCAGTGACTTACCTTGATACTTATCTGGTAGTGTAGGTTCTTCTACTTGAGGTTGCTCAACTTCTTCTTGTTGAATCTCATCGACTTCGTTGGTTTCGATTTCGTCCACGTTATCCTCTAAAGGTTGTGGATCTACAATCATTGCTCTTGACATTATTAAACTCCGTGATCATTATCATTATGGAGATGTTATTGTTTACGGCCTGCTTTTTCGTGCTCTCGTACCCATTTCATGTGAGCGCCGGGGAATGAACCATCGGACCCATTTAGGTGAAAGGACGGGGCAGATACCATCCTTGTAGAGTTAGCGCCGCAACCGCACCTACTGGTTGTAACGGTAGACTCTACAAATTCTTCTGTGACGTGACCGTTGTCACATCTAAAATCATAGACTTTAAACATAGATTTCTTCTTGCTCTTCAGCTTCTGCTTGTTCCCTAGTAGCTTGTATGGTAGCTTCTAGGTTTAGTATTGTTGCAAACGCTGCAAGTTGACCTTTACGAAAGAAGAGTTCTTCTACATCTTTAACAGTCTGTACATCAGACAACTGTTTAGTGGTAACAGAGATTTCTTCTAAGAGTTGTTTGAAGCCTTCGTTATTAAATAATTGATTAAAATTATCAAAGTAAGTTTCAAGCTCTGGTGTCATAGTATCTCTTTTGTTTACTATATATTAATAGTATATCATACTTTTAAACAAATGTCAAGCATTTCTTGTAGATTTCCTACGTTTTCCTGAAGCTGTAACAGCGTGTTTAATTTTAGCAGGTCCTGTCTTACGTTTAGCAGAAGAAGCCTTTTCTGCTTTGGTCATCTTTGCTGCAACCGCTTTAGGTCTACAAGAAGGGTAAGGGCGCTCACTTTTCTTGGCAGACTTACGACCACAAGGATTGCCAGTCTTAACGTCTACCCACTCTTCTTTAAACCACTTAGTTAAACCGCCAGAAGGTTTCTTTTTAACAACCCGCCGACGGCTTTGATTTGGCTTAGGCATAAGTACCGCCTCTACGCTGATACTCTTTAGTCAACCAACCAGAAGCATAAGCACTAGGCCAAACCTTGTACTTCTTTTTAGCCTCTGCTTTGACGCGAGCATACAAAGCTTTGTTTTTAGGAACAGGCTTCTTGCTAGCTGACTTTTTCTTTTTAGTAGCCATAAGGCTTTTTTACTTTCTTTTTCTTTTTGCCGGGCATAGTTAGCTCCTTGTTTTATTTTTAGGCAACCTAACTTCTTTACCGTTTTGGAAATAACGAATACCGCTACCTGTTCCTTTCATATTAACAGTCTCGCTCATATCAGCTACAGGTAAGCCTTTACCTTTGTTAAGATCAACATTAGCTGCGGTGTAGTCATTACCTGACATTCCTGCTGCAGTTGCTCCAGAACCAACCGCCGCTCCTTTAGTTTGTTGAGTTCGTCTATCTGCTTTAGTTCTTTTTTTACCTACAGTAATACCATCGCTTTTAGATTTTCGACCGGGAGTTTTTTTATTTACCCCCTGTAATTTGTCTAAAGCATCGTCTAATTGTCGTTCTGCTTTTTTAACTTGTGAAGCAACACGTTGGACGGCTTTGCGTCCTGTTTTAGCATCTTTAGCTGCTTTAGCTATTCTTGCTGCCATTGTTATCTCCTTACCATTTCTTACACGACCAGTATCGTGCCGTTAGTTTACTGGGTGGGTTAGTGTCACACTTGTGACGTGCTCTAAACGACTTCCGTCGTGCAGGCTGGTCTTTTTTAATGCTCATGTTTTGATCGCCAAAACGTATAGTTCTAACTGTGTCACCTTCCTTGGCAACTACTACAAACTTCTTAGTTTTATGATTAGGCGTTCGCTTTGGCTTGTTGTACCCGCTTACTCCTGCCCGTGCTAGTCTTGGGTCTGCTTTCTTTGGCATTACTCAGATCCTTCAGTTGTTGGTCCAATTGCGTTAAACGGTCTTGGAGAGGTCTGACTTGTTGATTGATTAGATTGATTAGAGTTTCCAGCTCTCGCTGTGTCATTAACATTAGTTTTACCTTCTATTTGCTTTTCTTTAAGGAGAGTTTCAGCGACACGCATACGTCGTTCAAACTCTTTATCTTCTTGATCACCTTCTTTAAGGTTTCGGGTGATAGCATTGATTTTATCAATTTCTAGTTCTTGCGGTACAGCAACAGCTTCAGCAGACAACTTAGTAGCGCGTGCTTGAGATTCCTGAGCCTGAGCAGCAAGAGCCGCTGTTTGTGACTGCTGGAATTGCAACTGAGCTTGCTGTGCTTGCATCTGCATTTCTTGCGCTTGAGGGTTAGGCTGCACAGCTTGCTGTAAAGCAGCAATAAGTTCTTCACGATTAGACAGATTCATGTTGTCAACAACAGACTGAATTAGTGTGTTGTACAAGGGTGAGTCTTTACCCATTGTTTGTAACAACTGTACAAGCTGAGTTACTTCGTATTCACGCGCAATAATACCCAGAGTAGAACTAGCATTGAACTTGTAGTCAGCTACAGGGTATGACTCAGGATCAAACTGCATATAACGATAAGCAGCTTTCTTAACAAAAGGAATAAGGAAAGACTGTTGGAAGTTAATTAGTGTGCGTTTATGACGTTTAATAATAGCGCCAAGAGACATACTAATACCAGCGGCAGTAGCCTCGCCGTTAACACTACCAGCGATTCCTGCTGAGTCAACTGCTCCGGTGGCTTGTTGGACCATCTGTTGCAGTGCTCCTGCTTGAGCAAAAGTGATTTGATTAACTTGACCAAAGTTAAAAGGCTGAAGAACTTCACGAGGATCTCCGTTGGTTAAAATCATCTTACCGGGACGTACTTCAGGTTTAGCACCTCGTGGAAGACGTGTGGCATCAATAGCCATCATAGGATGAATGGTAAGGCTTAATGCGTCAATACGTGCTCGTAGTTCTGTATCAAGTGCTTTCTGGCTGTTGTAACCTTTTTCACATACGCCACGGCCCCAGAAACGTCCGGGTACAACATCCCAAGGAAATGCAACAACAGGACGGTCCTGCATCATGTAAGGGTTAGCTTCGGCTTTAAGAAGAATACCCCCGTTAGCAACCACTACAACGGCTTCTACGTACTTTGAATTTTCCCCTGCCTCTACTACCTCTTCAGAGTCATCGTCGCTTGTAGCGGAATCTAGAAGCTCTCGTGGCACTAAGCCGTAGTACTTTGTTAGACGTACCTTGTCGTCGTTGTAAATGGTTAAGTCTTGATCAGGCTCCAAGTCAGTATCAGGAGCGGCAGAACCAACATATACGTCACGATACACTCCTTGTTCTTGTAGTAGTTCTACTTGGTGACGACTAACAAACTCATCAATAGCTACACCCATAGCGTCTTCAACAGAAGTAGCAACAGGATCAATTAAAAAGTTCTGAGGCAGGACAGGCTTAAGCTTTACTTTGACACGCTCAGTAATGTTTACTCCTACTGCTTGAAGATCTCCACCCATAATAGGCTGAGTGGCAGGAGCCATTTCTTTCATTTCTTCAATAACAACTTCACCAATACCTGTACCAAATACAGCCGCATTAATAAGACATTCAGCAACAGCTTTACGTACCATACATTCTTCAAAGTCTTCTGTAAGCTTGTTACGAAGAAACTGTACATCTTGTTTTTGAGTGTCACCCATGTTGTCGCTAACGTCAAACCACTTACCACGACCAAAGGTAGCCTCTTCTAGTTCTGCTACGTTAGATTCAACAGCTTGTTGAAGTGCAGGAGAAATAATACGGGAACGCTCAGAGCTACGCTCACTGTCAGCAGGGTCCCATATACCACGCCACAGTCGATAATATTCATCAAATTTTTCTTCATAGTTACTTTCGTAGTAATCCCTCCAATCTTCACATTTAGTCATTACCCATTCTTCAATAGACTCTTCAATCAACAACGGGTCTGTTTCGTATAGTTCACTCATATTAATATCCTGCTACTACGTCTAAGATTTCGTGGTCTTCGATTTCATATTCGTAGTCGTAAGCCACATTTGCTAACTGGTCGATGTATGCTAAAGCGTCAATCAAGTCGTCGTGGGTTAATGGATCAGGAAACTGAAAGAGTTGATCTAGAAATCTACTATTCCATTCCCCTTTGTTTAGTGTTATGTATCCGTTTTCAAATCTTCCTTGCAATGCCCACATGACACGATCTGTTTTCTTTTTGTTACCGTGAGTCAACTCTTCAACTCTAAAAAACATACCGTATCGTTTTTGCATGTCCATCAAAGGAGACATTACAGCTTGTTTAGCAATACCTCTTTCGATTCCAACCGACACGGGACGATAATCTCTAACGGCCTGAAATATCTTAGCTGCTGTTTCGTCAAGTGTCCATCGACCGTATATGATATTGTCAACATACCAACCATGCTCATTGACCTTAACCACGGCAATCGCTGTTTCGTCAAGCTTGGAGTTTTTAGTCTTCTTCTTGTTGACTTCTTCAAATCCTGCCAAGTCAACTGCAATGTAATAATCTCCTACGTCAGGTCCTTCTTCGTCAACAGAGACCCAGTCCTCTTTAAACATTTCTGAGCCACGCGCTTCAAAACTTGCCATAAACTCTTGGCGAAACGCATAACTTGACATGCTACGTTTTGCAATGTCAATTTCACTCGGGTCCAACAACGGGTTATCGTAACTCGTAAAGTGCCACGCTTTGTAGGTAGGATCATCATCTAATTCCGCATACTTGTAAAGTTCGTAAAAATGGTTGCGTCCCATTGGCGTACCAATGAACATTGCACATCCCTTTTGGTCAGCCAAGGCAGGTCTCAGGATCTGCTCAAATACCTCTGGCTTCATGTCAGCATATTCGTCCATCACTAGAAACTTGAGGCTGACACCTCGCATTGTCTCTGGTCTGTCGGCACCTTTGAGACTAATGGTAGCACCGTTGACAAGCTTAATTTGCAGATTATTAATATGGCTACCGCTGATAACAGGATTTCCCAGTTCAAGCAAGGTTTGCCACATGATGTCTCTGGCTTGTCCTTGAGTAGGTGCGACGTAAAATACATGGCCTCTGTCTGCTTGTAGTGCGTTAACTATTAATAACCACGCTGCTAACCTAGACTTGCCTGTACGTCGTCCAGCAGCTACTATTTTAAATCTTGTGTCGTCTGCCCAGACATCCTGTTGCCAAGGCAGTAGTTCTATATTAAGATCCATTGAAGTTGTTAAACGCTGTTGATCTTTCTAAAAGCTCAAAAGTAACTGCTACTTCCATCTGTCCTGATCCTGAAGATGCTTGAGTTTTTACAGTATCTCCGTTGTGCAGTACAAAGATACCGTTGTCGTTTTGACCGCCTATGGTTTCTTTGTTGCCTGCATTAATGCTAGTGCTATCAAAAAAGTACATTTGGTCTACACCACCTGTTTCCCACCAAAGGCTTACTTGGTTTGTACTGCCACCGTGGTTAGCAACAAAGATATACACAATATGTATCGTGTACCCCGCTGGTATAGTGAACAGTGTTTGCTCAGTAGCGTCTAATAACGTAATGTGTTTTGTATGAAGCATTAGTATGTCCACATAACTGGTGTTGTACCACGGGTGTCAACGTGGATAAAGTCAGAAGCAACACCAATACCTGTAAATCCTAGCTTAAGAGCAGAGTTAACAAGGTTAAGGCGATCAGCGGCGTTTGTTATTTTTATATCTGCCGCGATCCCTTGGGCATGTGTGCCGGGTACTTCCTTTTTATTTTCTATAGGGTGCATCGTAGGATGACGATACCCACTTGTTATTACAAAAGGGAAACCACAGTATGCCCGTAACTCATCTAGTTTTTCTAAGAACTCCATCTCCATGTTATTAGTGCCAGATACCTGACAATCAAACTCTTCGCGTGTAAAATGCTTAAGACTCATCAACAACCTCGCCTTCTATAACTGTAGGTTCACTTACATCTACCGCACCAACACCACTAATGTTAATCTGAATGGCATTACGTCCACCATCCTTAACAATATCCTTCTCAAATGCTGCAACGGGCAGTATTCGATCCATAACAAGTTTCCATGCTGCTGCTTGATTCTTATGATCATGGTCAAGAGCTGCGTCAAAGATAGTATCAAGCACTTTTCTTGACTTTGGAGACGCTAACATCCTTGCTTTGTATTCGTTAATGACGGCAGCGTCACCCTTTGGGCGACCAACAGTGTTGCGATTACCTTTTTTTACTGTTGTAACGTCACTTTTACGCGGTCTTCCACGCTTTCGGCGAGGAGGATTATCAACATCTGACATATATACCTCTTTAAAGACTCTTTAAAGTTACGTTACCGTACATTACTGTAAACTTTTAATAATATATTTATTAATTCATCATTACCGTCACGGTAAAGTATCTTTAAAGACATAATATACTATTTATTGTACCATATTTTTAACGGTTTGTCAAGCATTATTTTAAAAGAAAACATACTGTCCTTTAAACTGTACAGTCACGGTCCAGATTCTGCACTGCTAAGTGCTTGTTTTCTATAGAGTTTACCTGTTTAGAACTATGGGCTGTATTAAGTTCTAATTTTACTCTTTTTTGTGTCTGAGAAGGATCTAACAACACAGTTGATCAGCATAGCCCTCCCCCGCCCCGAAACGGCGTAATGATTCTCATTCGCATTTGATAATGATTCTCATTCGTAAACGCTAATGATTCTCAGTTGCATATAAGGATATCTTTATATTCGCATATCTAAATAGGTGCGTGTGAGAGTCTAGGAAGGACCATTCAGGGCATGAATGTAAACCCAGTTAACATCATTGGTCTGCATAGTTGCCACATCTGGCGATGCTATTCAGCATATGAATCTGGATCGTGTTACCCATAACCTGCGTGGATGTGTTACCCCAGTGTTACCGGTAACAGTAACGTTACCCCAAATGTGTTACCTAGTGTTACATTGCACCAAATTAGTGCATGTTTTAGGTGACATTTGAGAGGGTGGCATTTGTAAGCTATTGATTTATAAGGAGTTTTCATCGATGGCACGGATACTGCAACATATTTGGCATGGCTCAAGAACAGCCTACCCATGCACCAAAATGGTGCGCTACTGGTAACATGTTACCGATAACGTTCAGGAGAACACGACAATGACACTACCTACCACACGACAGATTACCGATTCCGCAATGGCCTATGGCCGACTCGCTGGTCACATTCGAGCATTCTTGCCAGTGATCAACGTGGACGCTCACGGCAACGTTTCAGGGCTTGATGTGATGAAAGACGCCATTGAGATCATCGCCGCGAAGCGATCCACGAAGGAACTACGCGCACACGACGATGCGGATGGCGGTAAAGCTAAATCAGCACTGAAGGTTCTACGCGTTACACTCAGACGTGAGACCAAGAAAGACATCGAAAAGGGCGGTTTAGGTCTCGATATCACATTCAACATTAAAGACGGTATCTGCAATTTTTACATTCACGAGGCAGAGGAATCTGAAGATTCAGAGAAGCGCGACATTCTCACCACGCTAGCCCAGAAGCTGGATGCCTCAGAAGTACCGGACAGTATCCTTGAGATGATCGCGGAAGAAATGCGCAAACTGTCCATCTGACCCGCTCAACCCGTAGCACTTGCACCCTTTCGGGGGTGCGCTTTTCCGTCCACGGTATAGAACCGTGCTGATGAGTCCTGTGCGGACGAAACGGAATCTAAAACTGGTAACATGTTACCGATTTT